GAATAATGCCACGTTGAAGATTTACGCAGATAGAGGCTGGGTTCCTGCTTATATCGGGAGTGCGGAATCATTCCCGTCTAAAGAGGAAAAGGAAAAGGCGGAGCGGTATTTGTTTCAATTCTTGCGCGGTGCTTATCATAGCGCAGTGAGGATTATCAACTCTAATAAATTGAACCTGCAAAGAGTAGGCGCGGGATTGGATGAATTGAAGGGCGTGTATAGCGAAATTACACGGCAAGCAATTGAGGATGTAGGCGCGGCGTATGGTATCCCTGCGGCGTTGTTTATGAGTGACAAGTCATTTGCAAGTGAGGTCAAGCCGCTAATCAAAGAATGGTACACGTCAAGCGTCTTTGTTTCGATTTGGAAAACAATAGAGGAAACATTCAACGAGCAGGTTTACGCTCCGTATGGCCTGCGGATGCAGTTCAAGCCTGAAAGCCTCGCTGTATTCCAAGAGGACGAGAATCAGCGCGCTTCTGCGGTGGGTGCTTATACTAGCGCGATCAACCAAGACCCAGAGGTCGCGAAGTGGGTTATGTCTGTGCTTGGCGTTGACTTGGACGAAGAGCAAGAGTCAGAGTTAGAGGAAATTATCAACAGCCGCGTGAAAGAAGAAGAAACCACAACCGCGCCTGAGATGCAAGACCCGAAAGACGATCCAGTGACACAAGAGGATACAACCGAGGACGTTTCACTGTCACCCGATGAAACTAAAGACTTGGCGTTGTGGTACAGCAAAGCGAAAGCCTGGAATTTGAAGGGCAAAGGTAACGCGGTGGATTGGGAGAATAAGCACTTACGCGAGGAAATAGCCGCGCCGATCCGCTTGCGCCTTGCGGATGCAAAGAATGAGCTGGACATCGTAAAGGCGTTTGAGGTTGGCAGGCCGCGCCGAATTGTAAAGACTGTGCAAGATGATAGCGCAATCAAGGCGTTAGCGTTGAGCATTGATAACGCGGTGAATAGCGCAACTCAGGCGGTTATCAACTGGACAGAGGTCAGATAGATGCTTTTACTCTGGCAATCCACAGTCACAAAGCACCCGTATTATCAGCCGCCTGATGTGGTGTTTGCAAGGCCGAAAGATGAAACGGATGACGATGATTTATTTTTGCTTGCGTGGTTTATGTTTATGAGGCAACCGTATGAAAAACGACTTGATAAAGATAGCGCGTGAAACTGTACGGCTTGTGCCAGAGGTAAGACCGCACCTATCAGCCAAGACGCGCTGGACGCTGTACGAGCCTGCCGAATACAAGACCACTGACTACATGCTGAATGTGATAGAGGGATTGGTCAACGGTGTTTATAATAACCTTGTGGGCGGCGATTTTATTGACGCTATGGCGAACTTGATAAGTGGCCAACTTACACAGGCTTTCCAGCAAGCGTTTGAGGATGAAGGTTATACAGACTTTGTATTACCTGACTACCTAAACGCCGCGCTCGAAAGTATGATACTTAGTCAGTATGATTATGTTGATGGCTTCTTTCGTGACATCATAAACGCAAGGATTGACGGCACAAGCATATCGCCATTACTTGCTCGCGCTAGGCTATGGGCGAATCAGTGGCAGGCCGCATACAACGAGGCAATCAGGCTGATGACGTTGGAAGGTGGCGGTAATTTGGTTTGGCAGGAAGGTGACACAGTAGACAAGTGTGGTGTCTGCGTAGGATTGGACGGGCTTGTTATGCGTGCTTCCGAATGGGACGCGCTAGGAATGAAGCCGCAATCTGAAAGCCTGCCGTGTCATGGCTTCAATTGTCATTGTAGCTTAGTGCCAACCGACAAGCGCAGAAGTCCAGACGCTTATGGACGTGCAGAGGAAATCATTTTAGCAGGATGAAAATAATCATCTGTGACATTGGTTGGACGCTATATGACGCGGCTTGTATCTCTGGCCGCTGGCGTGCGTATTTGAGGCATAGAAAGATTTGCAAAGGTTGCCATGTTATCTGTAAAGATTAGAAACAACGACAAACTATCCAAGAAACTCAGTGAGTTACCCTGGGGCGTGCGCGGAAAAGCGTGCGAGGCCGCCGCGTTTGCGTTGATGGGCAACAAAGGCAACACAGCGAAAGGATTGCAGTATTACCCCCCGAAGCCCAGCGGCTCGAAGTATGTCCGCACGTATGATTTACGTTTTGGTTGGCAGGCGCAAAAGTGGGGAGATGGTACAAAGATAAAGATCACAAACGCCGTACCTTATGCGCCGTTTGTACAGGGTGACGGAAGTCAGGCGTGGTTTCATAAGGGGAGATGGCGCACAGTCTCAAAGATTATCAGCGACAACAGAACGGTGATTGATAACGCTATCAATGCAGAGGTCAAGAAATATTTGAAGGAAAAAGGGTTATAATGTGGACGGAAAGGAATAACCTATGAGAAAACAATTACCCATATCTGGACAAGAAAGAAAAAAAAGAATGTTTGCACTTTTTCCGATCCGTTGTAATAATCAACAATGGGTGTGGCTCGAATGGGTCACTATTTTGCAGCGGTACACATACGGGCATGATAGCGTCCGCGAAGGTTGGGAAAATTTGAAGATTGTGGAAGAAAAGTGATAACCATGAAAAAGCAAATAATCTTACTCATCGTTTTGTCCACTCTTGCCTTGCAAGCCTGTACACTCAGGATTTGCACACCGACCCATATTGACTACTCAACAGGCCAGCAGCTTTACAGTTGCCAGAGTTATCAGAAGGGCGCGGCGTTGCCTGTGTTCACTGTGTACAATATGGCAAGACAGATGACAAGAAAATAAAAACGTGGTAAGATACCGCCTATAACTGAATAGCAGGGCGTTCACCCTGTATAGCCTTTAGCAGTTTTGCTGGCCTCGCAACTCGAAAGAGATTTGCGGGGCTTTTTACGTTTGGGAGATAAACACATGGAAGATGAGTTAGTAGCATTTGGAACAGAAGTAAAAGCATTAGGGGATGGGAAGATTGGCGGGTATCTTGTCCGCTTCTCTGACCCTGCTAATCCTGATTTGACTGGTGATTATTTCGATGCCAAGACCGTATTCAATGCGCCTGATTCTTTGCCGCTTTTATACAATCACGGCATGGATGGCACACTGAAAAAGCGCGTCATTGGAAAGACTCGTACCAAAATTGATACAGTCGGGGTTTGGGCAGAGTCTCAAATGTCACTCCGTGACGAATACGAGAAAGCTATTTATGCAATGGCAGAGGCAGGTAAGTTGGGATATTCAAGTGGGGCATTATCTCACTTGGTGGAACGCGAACCCGCAGGAAAATCAGCTTATATCAAGACTTGGTTTATTGGGGAAGCAAGCCTAACCCCTACCCCAGCCGAACCACGTAACACGGTAGTAACACTTAAATCGTTAATCTCGCCTGATACAGCGTTGCCTGATAAAGACGAATCAAATTCAAATCAACCTAATGGAGACCAAAACAAAATGAACGATGAAATCAAGGCCGCTGTAGATGCGGCACTCGCAGAACGCGAGGCGAAGATCAAAGCAGAAGCTGACTCTCAGGCCGCTGTCAAAGCTGCGGAGGAAGCCGCTTATCGTAAGGGCGTGGAAGATGCACAGAAAGCCAAAGCCCCCGCCTTTAACACAAAGACCGAACTCGGATTCAGCGAAGAAAAAGACGCTGTACCCGCTTTCAAACATTGGATGCAGACAGGCCAGACCAATCAAGGTCTTATCACCCCTGACGCTTCCTTTGGCAATATCAAAGCCGCGTTCAATGTGACGACTGGCGCGACTGGTGGGTATCTTGTACCCGATCCGCTGTATGCTCAGATTATCGCAAAGCGCGATATTGCTTCCTTTGTCCGCACTGCCCCTACGCAGAAATTCACAACCCCTTCCGATCACCTGCTTGTGCCGACCGAAGCAACCAGCCACACTGATTTCGTCTTGACCGCTGAGTCCGCCGCGTATGACGAGAACGAAGGCACAGTTGGACAGACTGATATTTTGCTCAAGAAATACACGAAGGAAGTCCGCGTGACCGAAGAATTTGCAAGCTACAACGGCACGAACTTCGATTCATGGCTCATGGATGCTCTTGGCCGCGCCGAAGCCTCAACCGAAAACACGGTTGCAACCGCTGTACTATATGCCGCCGCTGATGCCTCTGGCATTACTACCGCAGGCGCAACCGCTATCACTATCCCCGAATTGGCATCACTCGTTGGGTCATTGAATGGTGGATACAACGTACAGGGTCAAGTTGGATTCTTACTCAAGAACGCAACACTTTGGTATCTCAAAGGCGTATTTGGTACGAACTACTATAATTTTGATGGCCTGTTTGGTATGCCCGCTCATATCTCTGATGATATGGAAGCAGTCGCCGCGACCAAGAAAGCCGTTGCCTTTGGTAACTGGAATTACTTTGGTGTGGTCGAGAAACCAGGCATGATCGTACAGCGCAACCCGTACCTGTATATGGCAAGCGGACAGATTGGCATCTTTGCTTCAATCTTCCGAGGCTATGCAGTATTACAGGCCGAAGCCTTCAAGACCTTGTTACAGCACGCCTAACAAATAATCGGGAGGGTGTAACAGCCCTCCCCTTTAGGAGAATAC